GACTGTGCTGCTGACCATGCTGACCGTGCTGCTGACCATGCTGCTGACCGTGCTGACTGTGCTGACTGTGCTGACTGTGCTGACTGTGCTGACTGTGCTGCTGACCGTGCTGCTGACTGTGGTGACCGTGCTGCTGACTGTGCTGCTGACCATGCTGACCATGCTGACCGTGCTGCTGACCATGCTGCTGACTGTGCTGCTGACCATGCTGCTGACCATGCTGCTGACCATGCTGACCATGCTGCTGACTGTGCTGTGGTTAATTCATCTAAAGTTATCTTACCATCTAAATAGTCTTCACTTGCTTTAATACAGTCTGATACTCTTGAATCATTGGGGTATTCTTTTTCATAATTAGATACACATTGCTTTGCTGTCCAAATAGCAAATTTCTTAAAGATTTGCGATGTTGGAAGTTCTTTAATTAATCTCATTTCTGAAGCTACAAACTTAGCTTTTTCATCATGGATTATTTTCCCTCTAGCTTCTATAATAAAAAACTTGTTTCCATAAACAAATTCTAAAGCTCCTCTTGGTTCTATACAGGCATGGAACCCATAATTACATAATTTAATTTTATCTTCATCTAATTTATACCATTTATTTAGAATCCATTTATGATCTCCATTTTTAGATTTCATATCTTCTTGTATGAATTTGTATCCTGTCATCATTTGTATATCCATAATGGGTTAAATTTACTTATTAATTTTACAACTATCGGTAATATCCAATTAGTCATTGGAGTAATAAAACAAACTACAACTAAACTAAACATCAATCTAGCTTTTAACTTGTTTGTATTTGGTTTATAAGTTTTTACTTGATTAATATTTCTCACGTCGACAAAACGTGATCTATTTTTTATGTAATTTTTTATTGTATTTATCATACTAAACTAAGGTATTTATTATTTATAAATGTTTCTATTTTGAATAAGTTTTAGAGTCTTCATATAATATTCCTTTTTCTATGTGATGGAATTTATAATTATGATTTTTACCTTTAATTGTTTCAAATGTTACAAATCCTTGTTGCCAATTTGCTGTTCCTGGTATCTTACAAAGACAACCTGCTTCTACACCAGTTAGGGTTTTATATGGTGTACTATGATGAATTATTGCGCCTCTGTGGATGTGTCCCATTATGACACTTTGATTTGAACCATTTAGCATCGTATTTTTAGCTGAATATCCAGCATACTTGGAAGTCGATGCTCCATTTAGACGATTATCTCCATGCATAATTAAAGCGTCACCCTGTTTGACGTGACCCGTAGCCTTGCTCCAGTAATCTCTATCGGCTTTTATCTCTTTTATCCCATATTTACTTAAGTCTAATAATTTATCTAATCTTAAGCTGTCTAGCCCTGATAATTCTGGATTTGTCCACATGTATCTTTGGAGTCTATTTTCGTGGTTACCGTGTAATAATGTAATTTTGGCGTCTTTATTATTTTTACGTAAATCTGATAAAAATATCCTTGCTTGGTATATCTCTTCTGCAACTGTGAATTTTCTATCTGGGTCTTGGTCAAAAGTACTTAATCTATAAAAATCAACTAAATCTCCATTTATGTAAATCTTATTTGGTTTATAATCTTTAGAAAACTGGTGCATTATATTTACTGCTTTGTTGTCTTGATACGGTATATGAATATCTGAAACAACTAGAACCTTATCTGTCTTTATTATATCTTCCAAATTCATATACTCCTAAATTTACTTAAGTTTAAATACGTATGATTTAACTATATATATTTATTAATTAGAGTATATAAATATTGGGATTAAAAAAAATGAAAAAATTATATTGTGTTTATTACTTAGAGATTTCAACTGCTTCAACTTTAAATTTTTCTTTTAAGTCTGATTGAGCTGATCTTAATGCTAACTGAAGTGGATTTGCTTCAACTGCCATAGTTTCTCTTTGTAAATTTATTTTCATTCTTATCTCTGTTTCAGCCATTATTAATCTTAAAATTTCTTCTTCTTCTATTGTAAATGCCATTTTTCCTCCTGTTTATTTAGATTATCTTTATTTATATATCCACATTTTGAACAACTAATTTGGATTACTCCATCAATTATTTGTTTTATTACTTTTGTACTATTACACGCTGGACATTTCTTTATTACCATTATTTAATTTTGACTTGAGAAATTCTGCTGCGTTTATATTAAATAGCGTAGCTGCTGCGTGGTCTTCGTCTGATTCGTCGCTTAACCATTGCATAAAATGTCTAAACGCTGAACTTTTAAACCTATTTAATTCTACTTCTGAATTTGCTTTTTCCCAATTACGAGAACCATACTTAGTCATTCCACGTTCCATTAACATTGCCCATCTGTATAAAAGTGTCTGACTAAATGCTTGTCCATCAGGAATAATTAAATCAAACATTGGTTTACCACTTTGCAAATCTCTTCTCATCCCTGAATCATAATTTTGTCGTTTGCCAGAATCTTTAGTTATAAAATCCATTAGTTAACTTGCCCGAAAAATTTAATTCCAATGCTGGTTATTCTATAATAAGTATGTCGCTTGTCGAACACTAATTGTCCTGTTTCTTTTATAAAATCTGGCTGTTTAATGTCTATATACGCATTACTTACTCTTGCTCCAATTGTTGGTTTAAGTTCATATATCCAACCTTTACTTAATGCAGATTTAATAAAATTATTTACTGTATTATAATGAATTTCTTTTCCCCAAGCTGAGTATAAATTATCTTGGGTTAATGCTATTTCTCTATTTAAATAAAATGTTTCTAAGAATTTTGATTGATGACCTCTTAATTTATACGATGTTACCATTTTACCACTTAAATCTAACTGTCCAAACTTGTGGATATTGTTGTGGATAACGTTGTTGTTGTTACTTTTATTTTTGGTCTTTTGCTGAGTTATTTGTTTTTCCATTAAATATTTTTTTCTTAGTTTTTTTCTTCCAACTGATTAAAACCTTCAACTTCCTTAAAATGATAAGACCTTAAAACTTATCAATCGGAATTTTTATTTGAGTAGCACGTAAATAATAGTAACAACAACAAACCGTATTTCTTTGTCAGTTTGCATTTTATGTCATAGTCTTTACCTAACTACTAAATATAATTAATATTTAAATGTTGGCTTTTTAAAATATATAAATAAAATATAATAATTTATAAAGGTTAACAATCACCCTTTCGTCCACCAGTCTTACGTCCAGTACCTTTTCCACTAGCTCGTCCTTGACCGTTACCACGTCCGTCTCTTGGACCACGACTTCCACTTCTTGGACCTGTTTTATCTTTGTTTGCCATTTTTCCTCCATATATTTAATTATTACTTTGGTAACGAAGTGTATTCTCCGACTGCTGATTTATAAAGTTGCAGTTACTTCTAATAGTTAGAAAACTTAAACTAAGACTTCTGTATCTTCGTCTTCTTCAAAGATTACTGTAACATCAAAAGTTTGCTTTTCTGATGGTTCGCCGTCTTCGTCAAATCTTAATTTGATACTAAATTCTACAGTAGTTTTGTCGTCATAAATTACAGTATATTCATCATATATTCTACTTACTTCTACTTCGTCAAAATCGTAAGATCCTAAAACTGATATATCATTACCAGCTTCGTCTTCTTCGTCTTCAACTGCTGTTAAGAATGCATCGACAGCTAAACTTAGCATATCAGGTGCTGGTATTTCTACCAACTTATCAACAGAGACTTCAACGATTTTTTCTACAGTTACTTCTTTGATAGTTTCTACATCCTGTCCCATCAATACTGCGCCGAGACTAAACCCAACCAATAACGAAAGAATAGCAAATATAGCTACTAAATTTTGTGTATTTTTTTCCATTTTTCCTCCATTTAATTTAGATTAACAATGTTCATGCATACCTAAATTCCAATCATAAGTTATTTCTCTATCGTGTTCTTTTGGAAAAACAACTAAACCACTTCCTCTAACTTTAACGCCATTTAATTCATTATTAGTATAAAGTCTATTATCATCACCTACTTTTGCAGGATAACCATCACCGGTTCCGTCAATTATTGCTTCGGCCATTTTATCTTAATAAATTTAGATATAAATATATCCATAGGAGTTATTGTATCAAATGATTTATTAAATTCTGTTTCGAAGTTAATCTTTTTATTAGATGAATCGTAAAGTATCCTTACTACTGCCTCTGAACAAATTAATCCACTTTTGCCTGTTATCTTCCACAATTTCAATTTAAATAAGAAATTTATTGCTATACCGACTATGTCTAACCATCCATAAGGAATACCAGTATATTTTTTGGCTACATTTAATACATTAGTCAATTTTTGTGTTTCACCTATATACATATCATAAGAATCAACTAGACTATCAATATAAACAATTGGATATTCATTCTTGACAAAACCGTCTTTTGTGGCTTCATATATTTGAATTGAATTTTTATTTATTTTAGTAATTATTCCGACATGAGTAGTTTTAGATTCCTTATATTTTAATAGATTATAAAATCTAATTAATTTTCCAAAAATACCTATTCCATTAAAGAATACAATTTGTCCTACTTTATATCTCATATTATTGTTTTTATTAATGCAACTAATGCCAACAGTGCACCACTGCCACAGAACCACGCTAATACTTTATAACCTCCTTCTATTTTGTCTAATCTTGAACATGTTTTATTCATATTTTGTATTAATCCTGGTTGACCGTTACCGTTGATTGTTTTATCTACTTTTTTTAAATCTGATTTTATTATACCAATATCTGATATTAAGTTTGTCCATTGGGTTTGCGTAATTCTAAATTTGTCCATTTTAATCTTAATCCGTTGTATATTCTGCACGCCCACCAAATATTTTTGTTCCACTACCATTAATAGGAATTATAATACTGTAAGAATATGTATCATTATTTATAGTAAGTGGATTTGATGGAAAACAAGTCCTTGAACCATTAAGTGCAACCAATCCATATGAGCTCAAGGCACCAGTTACTGTTTGATGTCGAATTGAGAAACTTCCAATACCAGACCCATAAATTGCGATACTGGTTAGTTTAGAATTGTGTGGTAAAGATATGGGAAGATGGTATGTTTCCTCATCACATACCATTGTATCATTGAATAATTCGTATGCAATACTTTGATTGTCTGGAATTATATTACTTGGAGGATAAGACGCATAAGATGTTTTAGAAAAACCAGAATTACCAGATGCGTGTATAACAAATTCTGTTCCACTTAATGTCCCATATACGCCTATAGTAGTTCCACTAATTAAACTTCCAGTAATTAAATTATCAGCCGTACTAATAGAATTAAGTCTATCTACAACTGGATTTAATCCACTTACGCCAAGTGCGCTTCCAGCTATAGTTCCAGCTGTAAACTGAGTACCAGATGTGTATTGACTGTATAATTCTGTCATAATAATTTATAGATAAGTAACTTATATATATTGATTTTAAATATATATATTTAAGTTCCCGATATAAAAAACTTAAAAGTTGTCTGTGCTTGTAATTCTTGCTCGCCATCGAACACTAAACTACCAGTAAGTACTTGTCTATCTAACATCGTATTGTCTGTAAATGTTCCAAATTCTTTCAATATAGTGCCAGATATTTCTGGTGCACTAAAGTTTGAAACAAAAGTTACTTGTTCTGTTGTAGATAAATCTGTACTTGTTATTTGATTTCTGTCTACTTCGCTACCTAAAGTAGTATTACCAGACGCAAAAGCCAAACCACTAGTACCGATTGCTATCTTATTTGGTAAACTTGAACCTGACATATTTGCTGCGATGACGCTTAATGCATTTGTTACTAATCCCATTTTTCCTCCATTTTATAATTTAACTCCATTTTCAAATACAACCGAACCACCACGCATATCTCCAAGTAAACTAGTAGGTGAATTAAAAATGTCATGATTTGGAACATTAAAGAAAAAACCAGAACCAATAGATGTACTTATTAACTGATTTATTTGTCTGACGCCAATTATACTTGAACCTAATTCTAAACTTGTAATTGAACTGTCAGTTTCAGAAGATTCTATTGCTCGTAGTCTTAAAATTTGCTCTTTCATTATTCCGACAAAGTCTGTAGTATCTTGATTTAGATTAAGTGAGAGGACTCTTTCTGATTGAATATTTGTTGGGTTGAATTCATATTTAGCGTTAGTTATAGCATAAGTTTGATTAGACTGACCATGGTTTGGTAAGTTTACTAATACAGTATTTCCCGGAGTAACATCTAATAGTCCATGTACATTTAGTTTTCCGTCTATTTTGGAATCTTTATGGTCATCTAAAAATGACTGTGCTTTTGTACTTGCTTCGTTTATATCTTTGATATTTCGGTCTGTTATTATTTTATGTTTAGGATAATTAGATGAAATTTGTTTTACACTTAAGACTGGTGTACTTCGATTATATTGAAATTTAACTACCGAACCAGCAGCTTGAATATTGTCGCCAGCTATTGTACCAGATGTTAAGATTACCTTTTGTCCTTGAAAGTCTACTAAATACTTTACATCCTCAGTAGATGGATCATTAATGTTTACTACTCCACCTGGTTGAAGTATTGTATTCGTTGTGCCGCTTAATATTACTTGTGTGTTGTAAGGTTTGGCATCTAAAATATATACAGAACCGGTGTTATCTGTTCCTGTTGTTTGGACTGATTCGGCTCCGGTTTGTTGTCTATCACCTTGAACTGTTACTTTCGTGTATCTATCTTGGTCAGTTGTTCTAAATTTTGCAGATGTAATATTTTCACTATCTAAAGTTAAACCAGAAGATATAGTGTTTTTTTGTTCAAAATGTAGGTCTTTATCTGAATCTACATAAAAATAGAATCCACTTATTTCTGCCAATTGTTTTAATGCATCAAATACACTCATATTAGAAAAAGTAATTTTGTCTATTGTTGTAGATGTAATGTTTACATTAGTTGTAGATATACTTGTAACATTTTGAGACATAATTGAATTTACTATTTCGCTTACCTCAGTATCTTTAAATATTCTCGGATTAATTAATACGTCTTGAAGTATTGAACCATATTCTCTGCCAGAAACTGTTACTACTTCTTTTAGTTCTCTGCCAGAAAAAGATATATCATCTATTACACCATTTATTAAAACTGTTTCGGGATTTTTGTCTACGTCTGCTTTTATTTCTACTTCTTGGTTAATTGAAAATGAATCACTATGTTGACCTACATTATTATTAAAATTAATTACAAAATTAGAAGAAGTATCAAATTCATTTTGGCTAGATTCAATAGTACAAGACTTTATATCATATTGGGTTACTGCAGCTATGTCGACGCTTAGTTGTATTCCGTCTGCTTGAACTATTGTAATTAAAGTAAGTGAATCATTAAGGTTTATTTCATCATTTAAATCTAAAGTAAATATCTTTTTACTACTAGTATAAGTAAACTCGTCACTTAGGGTTGCTGTATCAGATAAATCTAATAATTTTATACTTGAAACTTTACCTATTGTTAATTCGTCTGATAAAGTAGTAGTGCTATCTAAATCAAAGGTGAAAATTCTTGTATTTCTGGTTATGTCTAATTCGTCTGAAAGTGTAACTATTTCATCTTCTGAAAATGTTTCGGGACCGCTTGTGAATGGGTAAGCCAGACCGTCCCCAGAATTGTATAAGTCTGTTACATCTTGTTGTATTAATGCTCTACTCCAAATACCTACTTCATCTATTTTACCATCAAAATAATTCCCAGAAGTACTTTGTCTATATCCAATAGAAATAACTCTATTAACATTTTGCGTCATATCTCCAGTTTGTTCTTTTGTTCTTTCTAAGTCTCCATCAAAATAACATTTAACATTTGAACCGTCATAGGTAACAACTAAATGATGCCAACCATCATTTGTTGGAACTGTTGTAAAATCTGCATCAACCTTTCCATTAGCAGTTTCAAGTGTCATTCTATAAAGATTGGTAGTTTGAAACAATGTCCAACCATCTCCATCCCAACGAGATATTATATCTTTATTTGGTGTAAATGTATCTTGATTAAGCCAAAGACTAAAAGAAAATCCTGTCGTAAATGTAAAATCACTACTTGCTGGGATTGTAATATAATCAGAACTTCCATTAAAATCAAAAGCACTATTTAAAACTCCACCTGCGTTGTATAAAGTGGATGTATTCTCCGAGGCTGACGCTGTATGAGTTCCATGTGAGTCTGCTACTGTTGCATTTGCTGCATTTTCGTCAAATTTATAATATGAAACTAAGTCTGTTGTTGTTACCATTTTCTAAATCTAATTAAGTCTAAAATTCTATCCCCAAGACTTCCATGAGGAAAAAAAAATTAATTTTTTTTACCATTGTAGTAAAGATTAGGCTACTGTTACATTCCAAGTTCCGTTTATAAAGTCACCACTTATAACACTCAATGCTGAGAATGTTGTCCTTGCTAACATACTACCAGCAGATGCTGCATTAAAGATGCCTGCTTCTACTATTGAATGAGTTCCACTTACGCCGAAACTTCCAATAAATGTTGCTGTATCATTTGTTACTCCGCTTGTTGTTTGTGTGCTTGTTGTTAGGACTCTAACCTGTTCAGAACCTAATGCTGTTTGTGTTGCTACTGCTGCGATACCACTTATTCCAACACTCATATAATCAAACGCTACAGTACTTGTTACGTCTGAACCCAACATTGATGCTAAACTAGATTTCCCTACGTTCATTATTGTATTAGGAATATCTCGAACTTCACCAGTACGACTATTTTCTAACTTCAAGTGACCACTTAAACCAAATTTTGTTTCCATTTTTAACCTCCTATAATTTATCTACGAATTTCTAAAGCTAAACGTCTTGCTAACATGTCGCTAATTTCATCTGCATCTACTCCTTGTACTTTATCAATATAAATTGTAATACCAGTTCCACCCAAAGAACCTGGGTCTTGTGTTGCTATTAAATAATCATTAGGGTTTGTTGTTATAATTTCACCAGAGGGGCTTATAATTGCATCATCAACAGAAACTCCATTTAATTTTCTACCAGATACACTAGATGATGTACTAGATGAATCACCACCAAATAAATCACTAAATGATGTTAAAACTTTTCCAATTGTTCCCTGCCAAAGAGCTGACTGTATTTGAACTATTCCATCTATTAATTTTGCTATAAATTCAACAATTGGTGCCAATATTTCTAATAATGGAGTTAATGCATCTGAAAAGATTTTAATAATTGGAATTAGTGTTTTTATAATAGTCATTAATGATGGGAAAATTGCTTCTGCTATTTCAAACAATGGGTCAAGTAATGGTTCTACTGCATCAAATAATTCAAAAACTGCTTCTACTAATTGTACAAACATCTCTGCTAGTTCTGGTAAATAAGGAGCTAATTTTTTAATTGCACCAGTGAGAACATCTCCAATCAATGGAATTAGTGGTTCAATTACTGGCATAACTTCATCATTAAATACTTTAACTAAATCTAATAAAAGTGGAATTAATTCCTTACCCAATGGTTCTATAAAATTTCGCATTCCATTTTTTAACCCTAGCATCTGTTGTGCAAATGTATCATAACGTTTTTCTGCTTCTTCTGTAAGTGCTGTATTATCCTTCCATGCATCATCGCTAGCCTTAAGTGCATCAGTTATTAAATCTCCAGCATTGGCTACAGATAAAAACGATCTTATTAATCTTTGGTCCTTCAGATCTAGATCATCTAGTGTTATTATTGCTTGATCCCCTTGATTCCCAAGCCCAGTAACAAATGCTCCAAATGCGGCTCCTGCGTCATCCCTCCATGCTCTAGAAAATTCTTCCGTAGACATTCCAGCTGTCTCTGCAAAAACTCCCAACTTATCGCCACCCTCAGTGACTGCTGTATTCATCCCAATTAATACCTTCTGAACTGCCGTACCACCGGCTTCTGCTTGTACTCCAACTGAACTAAATGCTGTTCCTATTGCAAATGTATCATCAGTTGTTAATCCTGCTATCTTACCAGCTCCAGCTATTCTATTTGCAAAATTTACTATTTCTGATTCTGTAGTTGCAAAATTATTACCCAAATCTACAACCGTTGATGCCATTTTATCAACATTAGATGTTGGTTCACCCATAATATTAGAAATTCTAGCAAAGGACGTAGCAGCTTCTTCTGCTGTTAGATTTGTTGTAACTGAAATATCTGCTATTGTTTTTGTAAATTTTTCTAAATTGCCTACTCCTTCTACTCCTAATTGTCCTGCTATTTCTCCAATAGCACTTAAATCCTCAAATGATTTGCCAGTTGTAACTGACATATCCTTAAATGATTCTTCCAATTGTCTAAATTCCTCTTCAGTTAGATTTGTTGTTTTTCTGACTCCTGCAAATGCAGTTTCAAAACTACCAGCAGTTTTTACTGCTGCTCCACCTAATAAAACAGCTCCTGTTGCTACTGCTGCTACTGCTGTTCCACCTACTTTTGCTATTTTTCCAAGTGCAGTGTTTGCACCCTTGAATGTCTTACTAAACTGGTCAATAGCTTTAATTGTTATAGCTACTGTTGCTCCAGTTCCTATACTTCCAAGTATGCTCATCTACTTCCTCTTTCTGGCATTTTTCTTCTGTTGTCGTACATAGTCTTTATAAACAAGAACACATGCATTGTAATCAATTATATCAAGTTCTCTTAGATCCCTAAGTGACCAGCCATAGAATTTACATAAACCTATTTCAGATTTACGTCTAGTTAATCCTTTGCTGGTTCCTGAAAATCCAAGTTGATTTTGTTTACTGCTTGCTGTATTGCTAAGCCATCTTTTAAACTTAAACCTTCAATTTCTTCGTCAGTAAGTCCAGTTGCAAATTGTAAAAACTTCTTTGCAGATTCTTTTACACCTACAGCTTTTAATTCCTCTACTTCCAATGCTTGCATGTATGTAATTGGTTTAATTTCATACTTTTTTCCGTTAATTTCTTTTTCCATATGTTTCCTCCATTTAGTTTGCCTTACGGCTGTGGGTATAAGACCCCACTAATATAAAATTAAAATGCTTTGTAAACTTGTCTATCGAATGCTGAACCTATTACACTTTCTGGTTTGATTTCCATAGTAAATTCGCTGACACCTTCTGTTGTAGAAGGTACATCCATACTCATAATCTTACAACCACTCATTGCGATTATTGTATGTTGTGAACCTGCTGTAACATCTGCGTCTAAATCTAATGTCGTGTTAAATGTTCCGTTTCCTTTAAATAAGTCTGTATATAATACATCTGCTAGTGGTGCGCTTAAGTCTGCCGTAACTGATAATGTATAATCTTTATTTCCTGGAAATGGTGCTGCTATGAGTCTACTTCCGTTTAAATAGTGTGGTGCTTCTACATTGTTATTAACTTCGAAACTAATGTCTTTTGCTGTTTGTAATGTATTACCTGAAACAGTCAAACTACAATCACTCCATAAATATGGTCTATTTAATTCTTCTGTGATGCTTGTTGTTGCTCCAGAGCTATGAGTTAAATTCTGTCCAATCCAATCTACGTCTAAACTTACTTTTTCACCTTGTGTTGCATTTAGTGTTACACTATTTACTACACATCCGTTTACTGTTCGAATAAAGTTATTTCCAGTTCCTGGACTTTGCTTGGAATCTTCTAGTGTAAAGCTTATTGGTGCCTGTAGTCGGTCTGTACCGCTTGTGAACGGACTTTGCCAACTTGATGTACTGTCTTCTACTGCTAAATGACTTACTGCTGAACCTGCGCTTCCGTCTGCTCCACTACCGATTGCCCAAAAAAGGAATCTCATATCTTGTGGGTGAATTGTTAATGTGCCTGTAATGTCATTTGGACCTTGGTTTATTTCGCCGAAGTTTCGACTATTTGTACCTAGGTATCTATTTACTAGTTTATTTTCACTATCATCAATAGACAAATCTGTAACTTGTCCTGGCCAAATGCCAGTTCCACTTACTTGTCCATAAGTTCCACTTTCATGTAATAATACTACTTTGTTTGTATCTGAAATATATCGTGCTATTTTTTTACCTCCATGTTATTTAATTATAAATTGAAGAATCGATAACTTAATTGTATGATTCTTGATTTTATTGCTCCTTTTCCTGGTTCATCTACTCGTAATACACTGCCAATATTAAAATCATGAAAGTCATTGTCTATGCTTCCACTATCAGCACTAAATTGAATATCTGCTAACCTGTCTAGTACCTTTTCTGTTAATTTATCTGATTGAGTTACTGACTTGCACCATATTCTTAGTTCTACTGACAAAGAAACATCCATTGCGGTTGTTTGCATACCTGCACGTGTTTCTTCTATATTATTTACTTCGAGTGTAATTAATGGATATTTAACTTCTCGTTCTGGATAAGATGTCATAATGAATTTTGAACTTGTTCCACGGTTGGCACTAATTGGGTCAGTTATGTTGGTACTAAGTTCATTTTTTAGAAATGATAATAAATCTTTTATGATTGTTTTTCGTTCTGCCATCGCTTTGGATTTTGACTACTCGCTTGTAATCATAAGTAGATACTTTAGTTTGCTTATATAAATTGATAATAATAATATATATATTACAAACATTTATAAAGATTAAATTTTATTAATTTCTTTTTGTAAAATACTTACTACTGCTGGTTTAGACCTTGCTGCACTATTACGAAAATGCTTACGTGGAGAATTTTTAAAGTTTGTACCGTACTCTAAATGTCCTGCGTATGGTACATTAGAATAAACTATCGCATTATCAGATGACGATTTCATGTCTACTGAATTTAAGAATCTGCCAGTATCTACACTTTGATATTCTGCTTTTTTACCGGCAATAGATAATTTAACTTCACCTTGTAAGAATAATCCTGCTTTTGTCATTGCGTATTTTAATTGAGACTTAACTTTAGAGTTCTTACTAGATATATACTTTTTAGCTTTAGGTAAACCTTCAATATTTATTGAAATTGGTTTCATATTAAGTCTCCAGTTAGTCTCCTAACGAATTGTTTTTTGTATACTGGTAAACCTTCAACTTCCTTTACATTTCCGCCTGCTTCTATTGTTGTATATAAATCACCTGGACTGCCTATTTGAATGTCTACCATATTTAAGCTGCCATTTAAGATTAGACTACCGTTTAAATATATCTTTTTATCACTACTAACTAATTTTCCTTGTTGTACTAATTCTGAATCAGACGAACCTTCTTTAGAATTAAGTGAAAATACTACTCCGCTTGTCCATAAGTCTGCTCCAGATTTAATTATTTGGGTTGCTTCGTCATATACATCGTCATAAATTGGTGTATAATATCTTACCCTAATTGGAGTTCCAGCTAGTTCGATTGTTCTGTTTAGTGCTTTTATAAGTTTATCATTAAGACCCATCGTAATCCTTATTTATTTTAATTACAAGCGAGTTATCACTTGGTAATGTTAAAATACTAGAATCACTAAATGTTGTTCTAAATTCTCCCAAAAACAAGCCAGAACGATTTGTGTCTGCCGTTGACCATCTATATTCTACTTCTCCAGTTGTACTACCTGTTACTGTTGCTAATCCTGATAACACTGGTGTAAATAGATTATCATTTGTACTCATTCTAAAGTAAATATTTGAACCATTAGATAAATCTATTGCACTACCAGTTGAATCTGTAAATTGAACAGCTAAACTTGGATTTGTACTATCTTTTTTTATTTGAAATACCGCCATTTTAAATTTTTAAATTACCTCCCTTTTTCAATTTAATTAATTTATCTGTAATTAAATTTTTGACTTCTTCCGTGTTTAGTTTTAAGCTACTTGTATCTCTTACTAATTTGATGTCTTGAGTTTTACCTAATATAAATAACTTTGATAAAATATTTATTAATGCTGAGATTGTATTTAAATTGTCACTAATTGTAACACCGTCAGATAGTGTAAGTGAAACATCTCCACCTCGAGATAAGTTATCTACTATTGATTGTACGTCTGTTATTAATCTTAAAAACTCTGATGATTTATTTAGATTATCTTGAATAGTTTGACTATCTAAAAGTTGTCTTATTATTTCTGATTGTGGTTTAGGTGCGTCTGAAAGTAATTGTATATCAGATAATGCTAACAATACATTTCTTATTGTATTTAAAGTATCAGAATAATTTAGTGTGTCTGATAATTCAATTGATATATTAGAACCACCACCAGTGTTTATACTATCAGATATTGAAATTGAATCTAAAATATTTAGAATAATTTGTTTTATTTCTACTACATTGTCTTGCACTGTTATTGTGTCTGAAATATTTTCAGTAAATTCTTGAGAGGAAATTAATGAATCGTTTATTGGTTGTGTATCTGAAAGTACTTTATTAAATCCAACTGAATCAACAACATTGTCTACAATTAATGGATTGTCTACAAATAACCTATTATAATTAGACAAACTATTTATATTATCATTAGACGTTACATTTTCAGAAAGAGTCCTATTATAATTAGATTTACCACCTAAATTATCAGATAGACTAAATGTTTCATTTAGGTTTGATGTATAATCAGTACCTACTTTATCTATTGTTAAATTATCTGAAAGAGTTACTTCATCAGATTCGTCTATATTTGTTGCTGATGCTACTTCCCAAACCGCATAAATTGCTCTCCAAGCTGTAGATGTTGTAGATGTTGTTCCCCAAGGGTCTGTTAATGCTGTTTGTGATGTTTTAATATGTCTTACTTCGCCAGATAAGTATGAATAATTTATATCAACA